GTTCCATCCGGAAATCTGGTGACGAATCTCCTAGAGACCATCCAAGGTCGCTCAGAAATGAGGCGACAAAAGTTGACAACGCTCTGCGCCCCGTGGGAGACCGACAAAGGTCTGCACCGCGGGAGAGCGCGCAACTTCTTGAAAGGTCTCGCTCTTGTCCTGCCCGGTCTCCCCTGGTCACGCAGAGGGCGACCCTCGATACCGCGCGCGATGCAAATGCTGGACATTTCCATCTCGCTGACGGCGACGAGGTCGCGCTCTTTGATGACGACACCTCGTCCACTGGTTCCTTCGAGCCAAGTGGAGGCGTAAGCCTTGGCCAGCCGCTGGACGGCTGGACCACGATGTGTCGACACCGCGAGACCAGGGAAGAGCCCCTCTCTCCGAAATGCGGCCTTTGGACAAGGTCGCTCGAAGCACCCGACTCCGCGCGAAAGCGCCGAAGCGAGTCGAAGCCGAGTAGCCTTGCTAGCACGCAAGCCCCTGCCAAGGTAGCCAAGACCTCCAATGGCTGTCGGGAGACAGACCAAAGGAGACTTGCACAACCATGGCGAGAGGGTGCGTGCGACGCGCTCCTGTCTACGGAGGTAACGCCGCCCGACCAAAGGGTCAGCAGCGTAGGCCTCCGAACCCTCCGGACGAGGGAGGGCAGGAACACGCAAGAGCCGCATTTCAGCGCGGTTCCTCCTGAGCGGGAGGGCCAACGACTCGCAAAAGGTAAAACACCCTTGAGAGACGAAGGTCTTCCCCCGATTGAGTTGCATTCCCACGGACTGAAGCGCGACAACGTACTCTTCAAGAGCACTTGCCGCGTCGACTTCAGACGCACAGGAACCAACGCAATCGTCTCCCCTGATGCGGTAGTGCTCGAAAGCACTACCGCACCAGGCAGAGACCCAGGAGAGAACCACGAACGAGAGAGGAGTTCCCATTGGGCTTCCTCGCCGCCAGCGGAACCAAGGGCCCTCTTCGGAGGGGCCAGTGGTCCACAGGTGGTTAGGAGTAGTTCCGAGAGAACGAAGCGCGGCCGCCAAGTCCGATTTTCGAATCAGACCCAGACGGCCCAGTTCCTCGATGACTGCCTCGACAGCGTTGTGGTAGAGACCGTCAGTAGCCCTCGAGAGATCCGCCGAGACGAAAGTCCGAGCGGAACTCCTCAGGCCAACTGGCACATGCGAGCCGGATGGGATGGAGACATCCCAATCGGCGGAAGGAAGAAGGTTGGCGGACTCACGCACCCAGGAACCCTCGACGAAAGTCAAGGCTTCAGGGATGCCGAGAACGCGAACCTTCAATCCAGC